TTTCTCCAAACTCATGCAACGCCGGAACGGTTGTTCGGGCCTTGATGGCGTTGGTGGCTTGGTTCAGTTGCACCGGGCCGACGATCACGGAATCTTTGCCGCCATCAAACGCGAACAAAATCGTTTTCAGGCTCGGCCCATTCGTCGCGCGTGCGGTCGGTGGTTGGCCAGGTGCGGACGATTGTTTCCGTCGTCTCATGCTCGAGCGTGCGCGCCGGCGAACAAAGGAACCAGCTTTTGATAGTGCACGGGATCGAGCACGACCCAGGGCCGCGACGATCTTGGGTCGATCGAAAAACGATTCCTTGATGGCAAACGTGATCCGCATTTTTAGTAGCCGAGCGGCGCGAGCCGCCGGGTTGAAGTGTGGTGAACATGGCTCATGTAAACTTGTCCGCGACGATCACGCTGCGGCCGGATCGGACTTGAGTGATCTCCGCGCCGCCGGATCCGACGATCTCGACCGACCAATCGTACTGAGGTGCGGTCAAGCCTGCGGTCTGTCCCTTCGTCAGATCAAACGACGCAGTCCATGTTCCATTGCCGTTGTCGGTCACGGTGCCAGTCGCGACCAAGGTCGATGTCCCCGACTTGAACCCAAGTTGTGCAGTGCTGGTACCCGCACTCATGCCAGTGATGGCGGAGAATGTCCACGTCAACGCGCGACCGTTGGCGGCGAGGTAATCGTCGCCACGAATGATCGGCGAGCGGATGACACCCGTCGGATCGACTGGCCCGGAGTAACTGACGGACCCAACCACAAGCAGATCTAGTTTACTGATTCCAAACGTCTCGCCGTCTGTCGGGTTCGCGGCAGTGAAGACGACCGTTTTTTCGACGGGGACGGCGTTGGTTGCCGTGAACAGATACGATCCGTAGTTCGCGTTCGTGTCTGCCTGGCTGAGGTTGAATCGGTATTGACCGTTCCCCAGCTCGGTGACGGTGCCGGTCGCGGTCGCTTGTGCGGTGGCATCGAGGGCGCGGCGTGCGGTCACGGTCGCACCGGTAAGGGCTGCGCCGGTCGATGCGTTGATCATCGCGAAGTAGATCGATTGGCCCGCAGTGTTTTTTCGGTACATCAATAAACTCCAGAGCCAACGATGGCAGGCGATCGAGAAAACGCACCGACGGACACATCCCCGATCACAACGAGATCCAGAGATCCGAGTTGCGGCGAGCCGGTCGCGAGTCCGACCGGGGCCAAGCCGTGATTTTGGGTGAGGGTGGTCGCACCGATCGCCGGCGCACCGCTGACAATTGCGACCGGTTCGAACGGATGCGTTTGCGTTAGCGTGGACGTGCCGATGGCAGGAGCGCCAGCGGCCAGGTTGGTCAGCGCGAGCGAGTGAACTTGCGTCAGTGCCGACGTGCCGACAACCGGCGTTCCCGCTGCCAAGTTCGTTGGTGCGATCGTGCCAGCAAGCGAGACGGTCAGCGTCTCGAGGACCGGCGTTCCGGCGGCTAGGTTGCTCGGTGCGACCGCGTGGGTTTGCGTCAGTGCGGACGTGCCGAGGACCGGCGTTCCCGCTGCGAGGTTGCTCGGTGCGACGGCGTGAGTCTGCGTCAGTGTGGACGTGCCGACGACAGGCGTTCCCGCTGCGAGGCCAGACGGTGCGAGCGAGTGATTTTGCGTGAGGCTGGTCGTTCCGAGGACAGGCGTCCCAGCGGTGAGATTCTCGGGGCTGAGCGTCCCGGCGAGTGTGACGGTGGTCGTTCCGAGGACAGGCGTCCCAGCGGCAAGGTTGCTCGGTGTGACGGCGTCGTTTCCGCTGCCACCACCTCCGAGCAAACCACCAAACAGGAACGAAAACAAATTCATCACAGGCTCCGCAGTGCGGCGAGCGTTGCCTCGGTTTCAGTGATTTCGGTGTCCAGCTCGACGATTCTTTCCAGGTCTCCGTTAGCTTCCGCTTGAATCTTGGCGTCTCGTAATCGTGTAAGCCGATTCGTGAGTACGCGCATCAAAAATTCGATAGTCATGATTGGTTACCAGAACAAGAGACATCGGAAGCATTCTTGAAACGACGCACGATTCAGCCACAGATACTTCAAATTATCCTTGGTGGTGAGGATTTCCATACGGTTGCCGAGTACCGCAGTTGGTGCTGCATATGGATACATGCTCGCACCGTTGACGTTCGCTGTCATCACGTTGAGCGACAGGACCCTCTGCGTGGCGTCCTTGTGGAAGTAGATCCGGTCCACGCCGTCGTAGGCCGTCATAGTGCCGGTCGACAGTGTCTCCGTCGTGGGCGAGGTCGCGATCGGTGACATGCGATCCGTGGTCAGGTCGAGCCGGTCGAACCCGGCCAAGCCGCCGCCACGGGTGGCGAACATGTACCGGCCTCGAATGTCGGCGTTCGTGGTGCCGAACGCCCAGTTGGCGTTGCAGCCCACACCCTTCTGGATGCCTTCGAGGATCTGGAAACCGGTGATGTTGGTTGCCGGGGCGGCGCCGAGAGCAGCGGAGAACGTGAGCGTGTCGGCGGTGTTGGACGAGATGATCGCCTCGACGTTGCCGCTCGCGCCGGTCGCGAAGAGGCGGACACGCTTCGAGCTGTAGGTGTTGACGGTCCAGCCAGCGCCGGTCACCTGGAGCGTGGTCGTGCTGTGCGTGCCGTTGGCGATGCCCGACACCATCGCTCCCGGTCCACCTGTGGTGCAGATCGAGTAGCGGCTGACACCGTTGGTGGGTGCCGTGGCGACGGCGCTGGTGGTGATCGTCAGTGAGGTCGCGTCGTTGGCCGAGATGCGACCAACCAGCGTGGTCGTTGCACCAGACGTCGTCGTCGTCGCAGCGGACTGGAAGTAGACGTAGCGCCCGGCGTGCTCGTTGGTGGTCCACGCCTTCGTGGAGTCGATCAGCAACGTGACCGACTGAGCGGTCTGGGCGGGCGAGCCGCTGCCGGTGACGGCGTAGGTGAACGTCGTCGCCGACGGCACGGATGCGATGGTGAAGGTGCCGTTGAGTGCTGTGGTGGTCGTGACGCCAGCAACGGTCACCGACTCGCCGACACGGAACTGGTGCGGATGCGACGTGGTGGCCGTGGCCACGTTCGTCACCCATGTGGCCGAGGCGATCGCCACTGGCTGATGACCCGCTACGGTGGCACTCGCAGAGCGGGCGATGCCAAAGTCGACCTGCCGACCGAACGTGCCGATGTTCGAGTCGAGGTTTAGGATCGGCACCGACGCCAGGCCACCGGCCCACAAGAACAGCTTGTCAGGGTCGCCCTGCAAGGCATAGACGCTGGTGTTGTCGGGGTTTGTCGCCCACGGCCTGGCGACCGTCAACGCCGTCGCCGTGTTCGACACGATCGGACGCACCTGGCCTGCGCCGGTGCCAGCGAGGATGCGCACGGCGTAGTTCGCCCACCGGTTCGTCGCCCAGCTCTTGGTCGAGTCGGTCAGTGTGCTGGCCGCACCCGAGGTGGCCGTACCGGCGTCGAACCCGACGATCAGGTAGCGGCTCGTCGCGTCGGGAGCGGTGGCCGCAGTGCTCCACGTCAGGGTCGTAGCGGTGTTGGAGTCGATCTTGCGGATCTGGCCGACACCCGTGCCCGAGAAGATGTACACCCAGTAGTTCGCCCACTGGTTCGTGCGCCACGCCGGGGTGTCGACCCCGCGTGCGGCGTCGACCAGTGTGGTGGTCGTGCCGCCGGTCGCCTTGCCCCGATCCCAGATCGAAGCGTTCTCGCTCATGCGCTCAAGGCTCATGTCGGTCGCTGCCGCCGCCAGCACGTTCGACGTGGCGGGCATGATGTACCACGTGTCGGTGAGGATGTCGTAGTGCTGATGCACGAAGAACGGCGCAGCCGCCGAGGTCGTCATGGCGATCATGCCCGACTGGATGCGGAACACCGACGTGGTGTCGGGGGTGGTCCCCCACGCCGAGTCGACGGTGAGCACCTGTGACTCGATCGTGAACGACGCCTGCGAACCGGCGGTGGTGACCGGAACGGGGGCGAAGATGCCGGGGTTGTTGTAGGGCTTGTTCTGCTGGGTCGTGTCACCGAAGGTCAGCACCGTTGCGGCGTTGGACAGGATGCGGCGGAACTGGCCGACGCCGGTGCCCGACACGATGCGGGCGGTGTACCCGGCGTACTGGTTGACCGCCCACGACCTGGCCGAGTCGGTGATCGACATTGCGCCCTGCGTGTTCGTGACGGTGGTGACGACGCCGGTGTCGTGCACCACCGGCTCGGCCACACCCGTGATCGTGCGGCGCTGACCTGCGCCCGTACCGCTGACGATCACCACGTCGTAGCCGAGCATGGCCTGTGCGGTCACTGCGGCGACGGTCAGGGTGGTGCTGGTGGCGGCGATGACCCTGTCCTCGGGCCCCATGCCGCCCATCAGCTTCATTGCCGAGAAGGTGGTCAGGGCGACCGGCGGCGACGCCAACTGCTGGTACACGTCGGTGAAGGTGTCGTAACGCCAGAAGTTCGTCGAGTTAATCAGGTAGTAGATGTACCTGCCGTGTTCGGTGCTGAGGAAATTGGGGTTGTCTGCCGAACAGGTGGACGAGATCGCCGACGACACTGCGGGGGCAAAACGTGTCCATTCCCACGTTGGCAAATCAACTTGCTGCGTCAGCGTGTTGTTTGATAGTGTTGGCATGGTTTACCTTAGACGAATGATAATTGTGACCGAATTGAATTTGCGTAGGTGTTCTTTGCGATGTTGATGTACATTTCCCGGTCCATACCGGCAAGTGCTGTCTGTGCTGCTACGGTTTGGACGTTGGAGACTGTGCCGAGATTGGACACCGTACTTACTGTTCCTAACGTCAACGAGCTTGCAATCGCATCAATCGTTACCCGTTGCCGTTGTTGTTGGTCAACGACCGCATTGCATTCAAGAATCTTGACGAGCCGTGAGAGCATACGAAGCAAATCATCAGTTTGGGTACCGACAACCGGCATCGGATTATTTGCCGATACGTCAGCCACGGTCTTGGCATCGTCGGCACCGGCGAACGTCGCGAGCCCGACGACTTGAACCTGCGCCGTTTCGCCGCTGTACGTGACCTCGCGGCTTGCTGCTTTCGCGCCGCTGCCGGGTGTGATTCCTACGTTGTCAGCCATGTGTTAGCTCGCTTGCGGAATGCGGATCGTGAACGAACTGGTCGAGAACGTGTTGCCGTTAGTCACTGCTTGCGATGCGGTCAATGCACCGGTTGCCAGCAGTCGGCTGTTGACGGTGTCGGTTATGGCGTAATGCGTTGCCGTTCCCGTCGCGGTGACCGATCCGGCAGTCAAAGCTGTGACAGTGACTTGCCGACCGTTTGGCGAACCCGCGGCCGGTGCTCCGATGTCGCCCGCGCCGAGCGTTTTATTGCCTAAGGTGAGCGTGCTGTTGGCCTGCGTGTAGGTCGTCGGCTCGCTGCTGCAGATGTCCAGGCGGTTGGCTTCGGTATCTAAAACCGTAAGCCCGTTGTCAAAAACGCGATCGTTGAGAAATGGCATCGGTGGATCCTATTTGCGAAGGACGAGAGTGAGCGGGCGCGCGGACGGCTCGGTCGAGCTGGAAACAACGCGGAGGAATTTCGCGGTGCTGACGACCGCAGGGTCGAGGGCGATGTAGCGGCCCGACGGCGAGGCCACGCTGTAGAGCGTGCTCCCCTCGTAGAGCGCGAAGTAATTGCTGCCGTCGATCGAGCCCAGGAACGTCATCGATGTGCCGGTCATGGTCGGTACGTCGATCCCGGCCAAGTTGAGCGACATCGGAATCGTTGCAGCGTCCGAGGTTGTCCCCGATGCGGGGATGCTGATTCGCAACGTCGGCGGTTCGGTGCCCGATTCGCCAACGGTCGCGACGACGGCGCCGGTGGAGCTGACGGTCAAGCTGTCGAGAGTGCGGACAATCGAGCCGGTTGGGCCGTTGTCGACCACCGCAGCGGTCGACGAGGTGACGTCGGCAAGCGTGCGAGTGATCGAACCAGCCGAGGAGTTCGGGATCACCGCCCCGGAGACGCTCGTCACATCGGCAAGGGGTTGGACGACGGTTCCGACCGGAGCAGCGGCAGAAATGACCGCGATGGCGGGAACGCGGTTGCGTGTTGGCATGTTAGTCTCCGATCAGCGGAGGACGCAACGCAAACGGATGATTGCCGGGCAATGCGTTCGGTAGTCCGTTATTCCAAGCCATGACGCCCTCGAGCAACTGGCACTCGCGGTTTCCAAGTGCGCGATCGAAAGCGACGGCTTCGTAGCAGATTTCGTCTGCGGTGTTGACTACCAAGTCAATAGTCACGTTATCGGTGCTCAGTCCGTTGTCGGTCGCGATCTCGCTCGATCCGTTGCAGCGAAGCGTTCCCGTTTGCGATCCGTCGAGGTACGTGAGCACGGCAACGAATGGGCGTCCGGTGGAAATGGCAATCGTATTTGATAGGACTGATCCGACTGTCGCGCGGACTGCTGGACCTGAAACGGATGTCAACAGCAAATACACCCCAGAAGCCGAATCCCTAACAATGAAATCTGGAACGTTACCATTGGTGTTGGAACACCACCAAAGCACGGCGATTGTGAAATCGCCGACCGCTTGTGCAGTCGATGGAGTTGTGACTTGGTCGGCGGGACTAATCGGGACGATTCCAACTTGGCCGGCAGTAAACCCGCGAGTGGGACGGAGGTTTGCATCAGACTGCGCGAACTCAAGCGACAATCCAGTGTCTATCTCCGAAATTCCTGAGCCTGAGTAGCGTGCCACGCCATCGCGTGCGTGAGCCCAGGCGATCGGGCGAAGATGCTGGATCGTCAGCCGCCGCGATTGCAAAACCGCATCGTCGACCGCGCTGCCGGTTCGCATCTTAGGTCACGTCCTCATTGTAGGGCCGGACGTACAACTCGTTTCCCGATGCGGCGAATGCGACGCCGCTGTTATTGCGGACGCTGATTCGCATCGAGAACGGATAGAGCCGGACCATCGGGATCATGACGACTTTGGCCGATGCACCGCTGTTCAGTTCGGCGATGTAGACGTCGCCCGCTGCACGGTCGGAGGTGTCGGTGCCATCGTTGAGGGTGATTCGGACCGCGATAGCGCCGGCCGTCGCGGGAGTGATCGACCCGAGCTTGATCGTGATGATCCCGTACAGATCGCGGTTGGTCGAATTGTCATACGTGACCGCCGTGGACTCGGATCCGTTAGCCAGGCTGTTCAGGTTGGTCGACGCAATGTTCGATCCGCGCGCCGAAGGAGTGGCCCATTTTGCGACTGCCATGGTTACGCGTTCCCGTCGGTGAGGGTCATAGTTGAGACCGTGAACGATTGGCCAGCGGTCACCGACACGCTGGGCGAGATTTCCATATCCCCACCTCCACCGGCCGCGGTGCAGGTGCCTTGCAAATGGCAGGTCGATCCGGCCTTGATCCGGTAGTGGCCAGCGTTTCCAGTGGAGTCGGCGGACAAATCCTGCCAGGTGCCGCTGAGTGCCTTGGCGCCCGATGCGGCGTTTGCCATCCAATCAGATGGCAAAGTCATCGTGGCCAGCACGGTCCCGATGTCGGCAGCGGCGCAGTTCGCGGGGGGGGATCCGGTTCGGATCTCGAGCGTGGGTGCGGTGCCGATCGTGGACTCGATTTGATCGAGCCGTGCGTTGCGGACCGCGACAGAGAGCTGGATGGCCATGATTTGCTCACGGTTGGGATTGCGGGAACATTGCGCGCAGTGCGTGCAGCTCGGAGACGGTGATGCCGCGCGACTTTTGCGGGTCTTTGCGGAACGGGTGGAAGCGGAAAAACGGAAGCGGTCGGCTTTTCGGATCGCGGTAGGTGTTGGCTTGCTGGCAAAGGATCGACGCGGTGTGGTCCCACTGCTCGCAGCGGATCGCGTCGGTCATCCACATCAGCTCGCGGAGGGAGTAGGGACCAGGCTCGATGCCGATGATTGCGGCGAGTCGGTAGAGGACTTCCCAGAGCGTGGGCTGAGCATCTGGTCGAGGGTCGCCATCTGCTCGGAGATCCCCTGCTCGATCAGTCCGTCCCGGATCGCGTTCTGGATTCTCAGCACCGCTTGTTTCTGCGCCGCCCGGTTGCCGTCGATCAGTTGACGCAGCACCGCGCGGCGGTCGCGCTCCGGGAGGAAATCGACCACCGACGTCTCGAAGGCGAGGACCGCACTCTCGAGCACATCACCGGCCAACGATTGACCGAATTGAATGTCGGACACCCCGCGAGCGTCGGCGGTGGGTTTGACGATCGCGAATAGGACGTCGACAAAAAGGATGATGTCAGCGTGCAAGTTAGCCAGTTGCTGCGGGTCGGAAAACAGTTTGCCGAGGTCGACGCTGGTCAGGTCGCGGACTCGTCGCAGCGTGGCGACGTCCAGTCGCAGCGACCAGTCGCGGCCTTCGGTGTCTTTGAATTTCGCTTCGTTCATTTATTCGCCGATCACGATTTGGATAACTCGCAGCGCGCCCTCGCTGGATCCGCTGACGATTTTCAGATGCTTGACCGATTGCATGACCGAGGGATTTAGCGCGATGTATCGCGATGCGGCGACGGTCACGCTGTAGAGAGTCCCCTCGTTGTACAAGGGTCGAAATGTGACGGCATCGATCGAGCCCTCGAAGGTGAACGACGTGCCGGTCAGAGCGGCCGGCGTGATGATGCCCAGCGCGTACTGGGTCGTGGGCATCGTGACAAATCCCGACGTGGTGCCTGCGCTCGGGATGGTGGCCGTCAGTGCTTGGAGAAATTTTGCCATGGGTCAGGCGAGTACTCGGTAGGAGATGACGGCATCGCGCGCGATGGTGAACGTCTCGACGTTAGGATCGTTTTCGAGAGATCGCCGCTTGGGTGGCTTGATATAATCCCAGACAGCGATCACCCAATCCGTCTTAGATCGCTTGACCAGCCGGCCCCAGACGAAAAAAACGATCGTCTCGTGGCCGTGTGCGTGGTCGCGGAATTCGATCTCGACAATGTCGCCGATCCGCATAATGTCCCTCGCTAGCGCGTCGGGTTGTTGTTGTTGTGTTAGCTGGCAGCGACCAGCAACCAAGCGGGATCGACGAGCGTGCTGCTGACCTTGGCGCGGACCAGATCGACCTTGATGTCGACTTTGACATTCCCTTCGATCGGTTGATCGAGCGGGAACTCGGTAATGATTCCGGGGAACGTCAGGCCCTGCGAACCTTTGACGCCTGGCGTGGTCAGGATGTTGTCCATCACCGCCCAGTGCCAGACAGTACGGGCGAGAAATGCCGTGCGAAGTGCGGTCTGGGTTGTGTCGCCGACGTCGCCATTCCACAACAGGGAGAACGTGAGCGAAAGCTCGGTGAGTGTCGGCAGCTTGGACTTGAACAAACTCAGCCGCGATGCTGCGTCAGCGGTGCCAGTGGTCAGCGACAGGTTGACATCCTGAGCTTCGCCGATCAACACGGCCCCCGCAGTCGTGAACGTGGTGGCCAGGGTGGTTTGGTAGTAGAGCTTGCACTCGTTGCCGGCGATCGGTCCGATGATGGATGGCATACGTGACGGGCCTTTGTGGGTTACGTGGTGAGTCGGTAGGTGACGGTGATCACGGACCGGAAAACGGAATGCTGTTCGAGGGCGGCGATGTCGTAAAGCTGCGTCGACGAGTCGACGTAGGTCGCGCGGTAGGTAACGCCACTGATGGCGGAGGCCAAAGCGAGCCGCTGCTCGATGTCGTTGGTCATGTCGATCAGTGCCGTGAACCGAGCAGAGTCGGCGGTCGCCGATTGCATGATCGCGACCTGGATCTGCAAATCTCGCTGACGCGAGGCGCGGGATGCGATGGTGGTTGATCGGGTTCGCGGCGCAATGACGATTTTTAGATCGTCAAGATCCGCCGGTTCGAACCGGGGCAAGTAGTCGATCGTCACGTCGGCGGCAGTGATGCCTCCGAGGTTGTCGGGTTTTGCAATCGAGCCCGAGACGATCAACGTCTTGATGTCGTCGCAGATCAATCGGTCGACAGCGACAGGCATAATGAGCTACGGTTGTTTCTTGGTATGGATCCGAAGAAGCGATTGGCCGGGATCGCTGTACCGCCACGGTCGCTCGCCGGTCATCGAATGGACGAGGTAATATTCCTCGCCATCTTTGATGATGTCCCCATCGCGCGGCATGTCGCTAAACGGAAACGTGGCGGATCGCATCAGGTAATCGCGAGCGATGGTACGATGGATGATCCCGTCGGAATCGTTCGACTCGTACGGGGTAGATCCGCGAATCGCGGTCAGTCCCGCAATGGTGGTCATGCCTCGCGAGTAAGTGATCGGAACCGACGCGTGAGTGTCGAGGATCGACGCCAGGGCAGCGGTCGCGTTCTCGAGCATTCCCATCGATCAGCCCCTGGGTGGTTCCACGGGTACACAGCACAGGCATTTGCAGTCCACGCACTGGCAGCAGACCGCGGCATGGTCGCACGCATCGCCGCAGACCGTGGACATCGGCGAGCACTGGTCCACGCACGTGGCACAGCAATCGCACTTGGTCGCCTGGCACCCGCACAGAGTGATGTATGCCAGAACAATGAAGACAAAGCAACAGGGTCGCATGGCGTTACGCTTGGTTCAAATTGCGGTTGAGGTCGACCAACATTCGCACGGTGCCAACACCCGCAGCCGCGACAGCGCGACCGCAAAGAATGTTCGCTCCGGTCGGGCTGCCCGAGGCGAGGACCGAGGCGACCTGCGTGGAGGTGTTGATCTGCATCCGAGCGCCGGCAGCGATGTTATCGGCAGATGCCTTGTCAACCTCGACGACGCCTTCGATTCGGATCAATCCGGTCTCGCCGTTCCGGATCCCGCGTTGAGCTTCGACGTATCCGGCGAGGCCGTCGGTCGATGCGACAATCGTGCCGCAAACCAAATCCGCAGCGGCGGTGATGGTGCGGACCGAGGCGGCGCGTACAAATGTGGGGGCTGGCATTGAGTGGGTTCCTTGGGCGTGGTGTTACTTGTTCCGCTTGCGCCGCGGTGCAGGTGGCGGTTCGGGGATTGGTTGAGGGGAAAGTTCGGGGGAAACTTGAGGGGAAAGTTCGGCAACTTGTCCAACGATTGGCTCGGCGATTGGCTCGGCGATTGGCTCGACAACTGGGTCGGAGAACACGGGCACGATCGCGATCGGTGCCTCGTCGTCGACTTGTTCGCCCCACATCCAATGCACGATCGCGTCGCCGTTCGCGCCGATGGCCTCTGGGTCGATGATCGAGCCCGCAGGGTACGGCACGCCGTCAAAATAGATCGTCGTGGTGAGTTTGATTTTCATGAGGTGATGCGATCCGGCTTACGCGTTGAAGCGATGGAATCCGCGCCAATCGAGAGCGGTGGCTCCGATATAGTGGCGAACGTCGATTGCGAGACCGAACTCGCCACCGGTGAGGGTCTCGGACCGAACGACCGGGGTACGGCCTGCACCTTGCAGGTAGGTGACTTCGATGGTGCGTGACTTGTCGGAGAGACCGTAGTACATGGTCGTCGAGCCCGCGAGCGCGGCGCCGGTGACCGGGTGGTTCATGCCGGTCGACAATCGCGGCTCGCTAACGGGTGTGATCCCGTACTGCTTAAGCGGGTTCATTTCACCCGCGCCGCTATCGTTGGAGATCACGACCGAGTAGCACAACTGCACTGCGGTATCAAGCAGATCCGGCGGCACGATCAAGTGAGTGACGGGGAGATCGAGGTTGGCGTCGCCATCCTTTCGCTTGCGGATCGCGGCGATCAACTCGGATAGCGTGGCACGTGCAAGTGCTTTTCCGCTCGCGATCATGTTGCCGTCGGTCGTGTTGAACAGGGCGCGACCGGTGGCGAGCAAGTTGGGATTGCTCAAGAGGACCATCGCGACCATGTCCGGTCGAACGCGACCCGCTGCCAAACCGAAGTCGCGCGGGGTGTCTTTGAACTTTGAGAAGTTGTCGCCGAGAACGTCGGCCTCGTCGATTTTCATCTGGCGAGAGAATCGGTAGACCTGAGCCTTTTCCGAAGTGACCACGCGACCGGTGTGGGCCGCTTCGCCGCCGACCGGATGATAGACCAGCGACTGGGCCGCTTGGGTCCGGTTGCGGTTGTGTTGCTCGAGGTCTGGGTTTTCGTCTTCGCTGCACCAACCTGCAGAGAAATCGTCGACCTCGGCGTAGCTTTCCAGCATCTTCGCGCCGATGGTCGCGCCGAACAATGCGGCAGCGGAACCGGTCGAGAAGGCGGCTTGGATCATGTCCATGCGTCCGGCGGGCACATCATGCCCGCGAGCTTGCAGGCCGAGTCGGCAGGCGTCGACCAGGGACAGGTCCGAGGCAGCGTGGCCGTGGTCCATCGTGCGTTGCCGGATAGGATCGTTGATCCCGGCTTGCAACCACTTGGGCAGCTTGGCCTTGACCCAGCGATTTTCGAATTGCTTCGAGTCAAGATTGCACCCCGCGCGGAGCAGCATCCCGGCTTGTAGCACGTCAAGGGACTGCCGCTCATCGCGCGAGTGAGAGTGGATGGCGGGCCCGCGAGGGCGTGATTCGCGGGTCGCTTCGAGATCCAGATGACGTCGGGCCTCGAGTTCGGTCTTGTCACGGTCCCAGCCGTGTGCGATCGCATGCGCGGCGAGGTCGACGTTCTTGCCGTCAATGCTGATTTGTGGGCTACCGAATTTGGCGCACAGGTCACGGACCTGGTTGGATCGCTCCACCTCGGCAGCGAGTGCAGCTCGGTAGGTGGAGACTTCGGCGGCAGCGAGATCGACGGGCGAGTGGGCGTTGGCCATAGCGGGCTTTTCCTTGTCCTGCGGGACTTCGGGCGACGGTTGGGCCGATTGCATCGGCATTGGGGCGGGACCCCCGCCGCCGGCATCCATGCCAGACGGTGAGGGCGGAGGAGGTGCGGGGGAATCGCTGGGCTCGACGGACTCGGCGTAAGCCGTCTGCAGAGCCTGCAGCAGTTCGGGAGAGGCGGCGGCGGGATCGACGCCGAGGGATTGGCAGTAGTTGGCGAAGTCTGGGACCATGGGCGTGGCTTGGCTCGCGGCGATTGAAATTGTGGCGGAATCGTCGCCGGGGATGGTGACGAGGGAGATTTCTTTGAGGACCGATCGCTTGACCCAGAGTGCTGGGCCTTCGACGATGCGTCCGTTGATCGATGCCGTTTGACCGGCTTGGAGCGTGGTGTAGGAAACGATCTTGACGCCCACACTGGGACGCCAAGGAAACCCCTGCTTGGCCGACTCCACGATCTCGGAGGTATCGATTGAGTTGACGCTGAAAACCCCGGAGCAAACCAATCGCGTGCCGTCGTTGTCTACGGACACGGAATGACCGATTGGCTTCCCTTCGTCGTGATCGCGATGGATGGGATTCGTAGCCACCGCGTCCAGACCTGACAGATCGACATACACCGGTCCGTTCCATGCGATGGCGAGCTTGGGGTACATCGGGCCACCCGTGTACGCAATCGCGTTGAAACGCGGCAGCGTTGGAGCGTCCGACCCATCCATGGCACACAACGACAGAGGCTCACCGGTGGCTCGCAGGTCGAGCCCACGATCCTCGGCGGCGTGGAGCCGATCGCGATTTCGGGCGAGGCGCTTCTCGCGTCGTCGCCGGGCTTGCTCAAGGCGAGCCCGTGTGGTCGATTTGGTCATGCAATCGACCCTACCACGACCCCGCAAAAACCCGCCCAACGGGTGTTACAAATGATGTTCCCCGCCAACCCGACCATTTTCCTGACGTCAGGAAAATGGTCCCCAAAAAATCTTCCCCTATTTTTCTTGATTTAGGTATTGCCGGGAATCAAGCAGCCGATATAATCACGTGTACAAGCGACGCACAGTGCGACGCGGGAAACGAACGCAAAGGGTGAGATGATGAGCAGCATCGAAACGCTAAACCTGATCAACGCAGAGTTTCAATCGCAACTGCGAAAGGTTGCGAACTTGAGCCTGACGCAATGGACTGCTCTCGCCGACTCGCTCGGGGTCAGCCGAAACGATCGAGAGCATGCCGCAAAAAAGCTGGCTCTGCGAACATTGCGAGCAGATGGAAAAATCAGCTAGTCCCACCCGCCCTTCCGCCGGGTGGGCTCCGGCAGTTTTTGAAAACGGGGAGATAGATAAATGGGCTACGAAGTAATCACAGCAGCAGAAAACACAGGTCTCGATGGCGTGGTTTTTGCCACCAAAAAAGAGGCAACCGAAGCAATGCAAACCGCAAAGAAAATTTTTGCAGACGCAAAGTTTGACGTAGTAGAAACGGACGAACCGGCCAATATGACCTACGCCGAGTGGAACGAAGGCGGATGGTGATTTAATGCCGCGCAAGAAAAAAACACCCACACACGGCGGCGCTCGCGAGGGCGCTGGCCGTAAGAAGATGGCCAACGCAAAGCGACCTGTCACGTTCAAGCTCGCACCGCCAATCGTAGAGTACCTCGACACCGTGCCGAGCAAGGTGGCTGCGGTCGAGGCGGCAATCACGGATTCGGCGGGGTATCGGCAGTGGCAGTCCGCCAGTGCTCGTCGGTGACCATGGCATACGATCGCATTGCGACGGCGGCACTATTGCCGATCCACTGCGACGCGGTGGCGAGTCCATACCGCTCAATCAATTCCGTCTCGCGGGTGGCTCGCATGGAGTGCCACGGCGCAGGCCATGGCGTCACGCCGGCGATCGCGATCAGATTGAGCAACCGACAGGCCATACCGGAATCGCTGCCCTCAAGCAGATCACCGCATAGCGGCACATCGCGAGGATGACTCGCGAGGGCCGCGGCGATCTCGGGGAATAGCGGAATGGTGCGCGTGGTGTTCCGTTTGTGGTCGCAGATAGCGATCCGTTTTCGATCCCAGTCGATCGCGTCCCAGGTGAGCGATCGCAGCTCGGACGGGACGCGGATTCCACCCCATCGGCTCATGGCGATCGCGACCGCCATCGAGGGCGTGGCGAGCTCCATCAGCTTGGCCGCAACACCGACCGGGACAAAATGCTTCTCACGGACGTTGATTTTGGTCGATAGCTCCCGAGCGGGATTGTCGGCAATGAGCTTGCGATCGATGCACCAATGGAAAAACGCGCGCCATCCTGCGGCGATCTTGCCTCGCGTGGATTCGCCTACGGTCAGCGATTGATGGCACTCGGTGACATCCTCGACGGCCACGCGATCGATGGGTCGCTGGTCGAGTGTCTCACGAAGCAGTTCGAGCGACCGTTGCCGATCGTTCCATGTGGCGAGTGCCAACCGCTCACGCGTCTCATGCACGTAGGCATCGATGGCGGTCCCAACGGTGTGGGTCGCGCCGAGGATCGCGGAGAGTTTGCGCCGTAGAGCGGGCGTGATTTGGTCGAGCCAACGCACGGTCTGACGCGGCAGCGGGAGATCGGCGGTTTGTGCGGCGAGTATCTCGTCAACGTGACGCTGGACAGCGACTGCGTCGGCCTCGGCGATGTCACCCAACCAAATCGATTTCCGACCGGTGGCCGTGTACGCTCGCAGCCGCCACCCGGTGCGTGACTTGGTCTCACGCGTCAGAGATGACATCGGCTAGCTGGCGCCCTGGTAGACCAATTCCTTGATCTGGTCGGTGTCCATTCGCGACGTGTTGCCGTTGCGGTCGGTCACGCTGTAGCTCGTCTTCTTTGTTTTCAAATCGGTCTTTGAGGATTTGAAATCGAGCTTATACCCCATTTGGTCGAGAGCCTGCGACGCGGTGTCGATTTTGAGTTTCGATTTTTTGGGTGGTAGTTTCACGCTGTGCTTTCCTCCTGTGCTGGATCCAGAATCAGATCCACTTGATCCACTGGATTTGTCCGAAGACGATTCACCACCGCCGCCACCACCTTTGCCACAATCGTTGCCTGCCTCAAATCCGTCTTTGCCGGTGCCGCAATTGGCCTCGAGCGTGCGATCCGATGCCATGGCTTGGGCGGCGCCGGCATCCCCACAATCTTCGCATGGTGGCTCGTTTTCGCCAAACTCGTCGAGCAAATTATCGATCGTCTGCTGAGTCAGTCCGATCGACCCATAGAACACGCGAGCGCGTTGGACGGTCCACTCACCGGACTTGACTTTGTTGAGCCCGTCATCGATCGCGGCCATCTGGCGCTTGAGCTGCCGGCGCGACAGGTTGGCAAACTCGCCAGGCGGTGGTTTGGCACTTGGCACCGGATCGCCATCTGGCCCGATTGGTGCCTCGGCTGCGGCAGGTGCGGGGGTGCCTTCAGGTGTCACGCTGCCGGGCTTGATCGGATCAACAATTGAATCGATTATAGCCGAGTCCATGGTCGGGAACGCGGACGCGATGACCGCCTTGGCCGTGTCGGGTGGCATCGTGCCCATGGCGATCGCGTTGACGATCTGCACCAGGCTGGCGACCTGGGCACCATTGAGCGCGGATTTCGCAACGTCGTCGACCGGTGCCAACGGATCGGCATCGGTGGCGATCGTTGCCTCGGTCGGCTCAGGTGCGTTGGGATTGACCCACCCCTCCTCGTCGAGTTGCTGGGCGTGCGACTCTGGGTCGATGTTTTGCTCGATGAGATATTGTTGACGCGTCTTGAGTCCGGCATCGATCAAGCGGATGTTGGCGTCGGCGACCTCGCTGGGGTTCACGTCGCGGTTCGGTGGCCAACGCCACACGTGCGGGATCTCGTCCATCGGCTCGAGGGCCGGCAGATACCCGGTGAGCATCAGCGCTTCATCGAGCCACCATTCGAAAATGCGGTCGAGGCATTCGATTTCCCATTGCGATCTTTCGACCGAGATCGCTTCGTAATACGTTTGGTGATCTAGTCGGCCCGAGCTGTAGTTGTATTTGGACGAATCCGCGAGGGCCTTGTTGGATGGCATGTGGACGCAGCGAGCGATCTCGTTGAGGATCGCGTTGCGGAATCCTTCGTAGGTCGTGGTCGGTTGTTCCGGTTTGAATTGCGTCAGATCCCAACCGCGTGGCAAGCTGACCATCATGCCGCGATCGATCTGGACACCATCGAATGGATCGATGTCGTCGATCCCATCGGTTGCCGAATCGAACGCGCTGGATTGTGTTTTCAGGACCGCAGAGAAATCGGCGGCGTTCTCCGCGGCCGCGATGACGGCGAGGGTGTAGCGGCGAAGTTGAGCGAACAGCGGCAACGCTGGAGTCATCTCGGGGATGCCTCGCTGTTGGCCGGGTCGCTCGCTGCGGAACAGGTGGATCAGATCGTCCGGGTCAATAGTCTCGTAATCCCAGGCCTTCCACGGCCACACGTCGCCGGGGTGACCTTTCAGGACGTGGTACTCGATCGGCTGGCCCCATTCATCGAAGATGATCCCATCGACTTGGTTGGGGAACCCGTCCATGTAGTTGGGCGTCGCGAGCATATCCGCTTCGATGACGCGAACGTCGAGCTGCACGGGGTTGCGGGATCGGCGATTGTTGCCCTTGAGGATGACCGTCTCGCCATCGACCAGTTTGGCCAGGCGTGCGGTCCGCAGTTTGTCAGCGAGCTTGACGTCTTTGGACCACTTGCGCCACCGCTGCTCGATGGCTCGCGACGCTGCGGGATCCGGGAGCATCACTTGCAACGATGGACCGGTGCTGATAGTGTCGTTGGACAACGTAAGCGCGATACCCTTGGCGAACGAATTCGATTCGAGGATCTCGTAGCGTGATCTCTGGCGGAGGGTTTTTCGGACGCTGGACGAATTGGCGGCAGCGGCAGAGTGATGATCAGCCCACCGCCAGTGCTTGGCCGACTCCCTAGTCTCGGCCGCGGCGTCGTATGAGGCGCTGAGCGAATCGCGGCGGGCGCGTTGCTTAGCGATGCGCTGCGCAATCGCGATCGATTGGGTGTCGATCGTTTGGCCGTACTGGTCAAGAATTGGCATTTGGGCGACTCAACAAGAAAAACAACAGAGCACCACCAAAGACGACCGTGGCTGTGGACCCAAGCAGGATCCCCAGCAGGATCAGAAACAACGCCGCACCAATGGCAATTTGCCGGCCGGTCGATTTGCTAAGCCATTGCAATACGGCAGCGACGAGCGTGGCCCACCAGGTCATCACTGGCCTCGGGCAGATCCGGGGATCAGCTTCGAAAACAGCAGCCCACGCCGTGGCTTCTCGGCGTTTTTCTGCGAGAGATTGTCTTGCGCGTCCATCAATTCCTTGAGCGATCGCTGAGCGACGTTGACCCCATCGACCGACATGGACTGCGGTTGAGCGGCGGCGTCGGCAATTTGCTGGTCGGTGATTTCGGCCATTGGTTTATTCCTCTGCGAGAAGATCCTTGAGGCGTGCAAGAGCTTCGGCTTTTCGCTTGGCAGCGTCGCGTTCCCGAAGTGCGGACGCGATGATCTCGATCTCTTGCTCAAGCGGCGTGCTAGGTCGCGAGACAATCCGATCCATCGCCGATTGAATCACGGCAGGACCGTTCGACTTGTTTGGCTTCCACCAAATCACCACCAAAAAAACGACACACAGGAGCATTAGCAAAACGGCCCACATCATGATTTCCACACCTTGATCGTGACAACGAGAGCGATCGCACACAGCACGGCCGCACACAGCAACGCGAGAACCGCCTCGCCAGGATTCCAGAGCCAATACAAGATCGATTCGATCGATGGCGGTTCATCGGGTCGCAGTGCCGGAAACAGTGGCTTGCGATCGGGATTGATAAACGGGACGCGATCGTTTGGCCTGCATGATCCATCGGGGCAATTGTCCGGCCCAGATTGCAGCACGATCGATGAGTCTTGCGATTGCTCGCGGACCTGTTGCTGGGTCTTATAGGCGGATCGCATTGCGTCGAACAACGCCCGGGCCGACGTCGGCATTTGCGACTTGCCCGCGACGTACACATGCCCGCCCTCAGGATCGCAAAACACAATCGCCGGGAAATCGTCAGGAGAAACGATGGAACTATACCGTTCGCGGTATAGTGCGTTGTCCTTGGTGTAGACGTGGAAGTTGCAATTCGCTTTTATTTCCTGCAGTACCGACTCGCGATTGAACCAGTCGAGAACCTGCGTCGATTTCGGATCGACACCGGCAAACAGCGTGATGCTGTACCGTTTTGCGGTTGGTGTTGGCTCGAGACCTGATGGCGTTTTGGGTGTTGGCTGCGGTGGTGATTTGCCGATCTCAATCTGTTGTTTTTTGATTTCTCTCGCCGCTTGTTCATTAACCGGCATTTGATTCAGCGGCGCATTTTTCAATGCGTCGTAGTTGATTCCTCCGGCTGGGATGTCGGCGGATTTGACACCTTCAATCCCGAGGGCTCTCTCCACGCGCGGAGCCATTCGCTGACCAACGACCACGAACACAGCACAAAGAAAAGCAACAACCACCAGGCCGAAAGACAAAACGACTTTGACTTTGTGTTCTTGCGAGTCACAATTGTTGCCTACCATGGCCACGATTCCTCAACAGGTGCAAACGATTTCCAAATGGGTGGCGACGGCGGGTCGAACAAAGGAGTCAGCGCGAAACCGCCAAACCCAGCCCATCGCCGATGAAATTCCGACCGCTCGACAAACTCGTATTGATTCGTGCGGTTGTTGTCGAGGATAGCGGCGTACACTGTTCCAGATTGATCTTTAGCCCACCCGCAGAACGTGCAGCAGTGGTTAGGCTTCCACCAAAGCAAGGCACCGCGTCGCGAGCTGTGCGCGTCGTCGAGCAATTGCAGATTGGCCTTCTCGGTGTAGGCGTACTTAATACCAGCCGCATCGAGTCGCTGCCGCAGCCGGTCGCCATACTCCCCGCCGCTGTACTGCGATCGCCATTGCTTGGCCAGGTCAAACTGGTTTTGCCAGTGCAGACACGACGAGAGCGACGCATGGACGCATGAGCCCTCGCGCTGCGGACTCAGCCAGTTCGTTTGGCGAATCGCATAGGGCGGATTAACCGCTGGCACCTCGGCAGCCGGTGCGGGCATGGCGCGGTATTGCCGAGGAACGGAGCATCCGCCCAAGGCAAAAACGACGAAAACGCAAGCGCAACGCAGAATGGTGGTCATGGGACCACGCTACCACACCGGCAAAAAAACCCGCCCCCGCAAGGTTACAATCGCCGCCCCGCAAACCGTCGGCCTTCGCGCGAAAGAAAGTGTGTCTTGGTTTGCGAT